TATGAGCAGCGTCAAGCAGAGCCCTAAGAGTGCCAGTAAGAGCAGCGGCAAGGCCACCAATAAGGTGAGGTAGTCCGATAGCGTAAGCGCCGCGCCACGGAATAAATTTGAATTCCACATACCAGTCTAGTTTCTCTAGTTTTTCGTCGTTCGCTTCCCAGTTCCTGCGAAGTGCCAGTACCTTGGAGCTAGATTCATCAATTGTTAAAATATAGGGAGCGCGTTTGCCGTCTGAAACATTATCATCTTGCAATCTTAAGAAACAAGTGATCTCATAAACACGACGCAGGCCGTCGATGTTCGTAGATGGAACCTCTTTGCCTTCAATCTTATCGTTCGCCTGCTCCGAGCGTGTCTGCTCATTCAGCGGCGCGTCTGACGAGTAACTAGAGTCAATGTCTCTATAATCACCATTCTCAATGCGTGTGAGGTACGTATCCTCCGTAATGTCCTGCACCTCAGTGACGCGCGATGACGTGTAAAAGTTTGTGCTAGAGTAGGGCAGCAGAATGTTATCGATCGGCACCCACTCACACATTGGACGTTTCTGCTCTAGGTCAAAGCGCCACTTCAAGAACTGTGAGCCGCCCAGTGGCAACTGCGTGAGCAACTGCTCCATCTCGTCGCGGTACTCGGGGATCTGCTCCGTTAACTGCCAGTTTAGGAAGTTAACCTTGCGGTCCGCAATTTCTTCCTTATCCTGAGTAGCAACGCCCTTGATGTTCGACTTAACGATACCCTCTGGCGGTAGCAACTCTTTAGCAGAAGTCGCGCCAAAGTCAACGCAGGCCTCTGCCATAACAGGGTGGACGACTTTGGAGGCTCCGTCAAACGTGGCTCCTCCGGGCGCGTCTTTACCCAATCCAGTGCGACGAAGTCCTTCTTCGTACTGTTTATCTCTTTGCTTTCTTGACTCCTGATCTACCTCGATCAGCTCCAAGTAGTCCGATGCCAGTTTGTCAAGCACGGACTCATCAATGTAGTCCGCCATGTTGGCGTAGAAGTCTGGGTCCTCTTGTGGCCCCTTAGTCTCTTTTAAGTTGATAACAACGGAACCATCATTAAGCTCAATGACCTCTTGCTCGGCCGTGTCCTCGTCAAGTCCGAACTCTTGCTCGTACTCTTTAATCTCTGAGTCCTTCGCGGTGTCCTTATCGGCCTGGTCTAAACCTGACTTGTTTCTGCCCGCTTGGATCGCTAATTTAGGTTGTGCCATTTGTTATCTGTTTGGTTGTATTGTGCTAAGAGGTGGCATCGCTCTTCGTGCCGCCAACTCTGCGTCTTCATTTGAATTCAGTTCTGGGCTGTACGTCGCCAACTGTGCAGGCAATGCTGCTCTCATTGGCGAGTAGACCTGCGCAAGATCACCCGCGCTTTGAAGTGCGTGTCCCCATTTCTGAGACGCGATCGCTTTTGCCATTTCATACAGTGGGTCTAGCGCAAACGCATGCCCTACGTGCGGCAACGCTTTGTTGATTATTCCGCCGTCTGCTTTTCGTATGTCGGGATTTGTTATGTCGTATGTGCCCTGATTGCCGATCGCTGACTTAAACTGTCCTGGATCAAACACGCCAATGTTCTTGAACCCGCCTTCGTTCACGTACATGCCGTCGTGGCCCAGGTCTTTAATCGCCTGAACAACGTGTGGCTTCTCCAATTCGTCCCAGTGCCCTTGACTAAAATCACGTCCGGCACCTGCCCTTAGCGCTTTGTTAACAGCGCTCATAGATGGATTTTCTGGGTTGATCTGCTCAATGTGTCCCTTTGATGCTAGGTGGTTAACTAAGTTCTCCACGTGCTCAGGGTTCTCATAATCAAACGGGTTCTTTGAGTGCACCACAACTGGGTACACCGCGGGTGATGTTCCTCTTGGTGCATTCACCGCATTTAAGTCACTACCGTTTTGCTCAGCAAAGCTGTTTGCAAATCTTGGTTGGTCCGATGCGAACATCATACCGGTCTTGCTGCGCTGTGGATCAAACTGTGTGATGCCGTTTGCGTGCAACTCTTTTCTTGCCTCGTCCGATGCTTTCTCTACGCCAGGTGAGCCGTGGTACCATGTGCCCTTAACCGCACTGGGATCTGAGAATGCAGCCTTGTTCTTTAAATGCTCCATCATTGGAACTATTTCGTTCATCGTCCACTTAGCTACCTTACCACCTACGTCATAATTAAACTTCGGTGGGGTACGTCCACTATAAATCATCGCAGCTTCCATGTCCGCAGGAGATAAATTCTTTTCGATAGCCCCGCCAGTGGCGTGTCCTTGCACCCCATAAGGTTGGGTATTATTTAATAAGCCAGTCTCCAGTTGCGGTAAACCGGTTTCATCCATTAGGATCTGGCGGGGGCTTTTAATTAAGTCTATCATACTATTAATACTAATGCATTAATAGTTATCAGTTCGCCCTACTGTGCGTAAGGATTGGACATCTTCTTACTGAGCTGATCGTCTATGTAAGAATAATCTCTTGGCGGTAGTGGGTCGAGCTGAATCCATCCCGAGTCGCGCAGCACACGCAACGCCTGCGAGAGTGAGTCCACATAGTCATCGTGCCCTTTCGCTTCTGGAAAAGAGCAGACCTGCCGTATGAACCTCTTAGCCCACTCCGCAAACTCGCCCTCTCTTGTCCCGTCCTCTGGTATGTAAACCTTGCCCTTGGCCACCAATGGCGCCACGATGTTCAATCTTTGCACCTTATCGGCACGACCCGGGTTGTAGCTCCTTACAGGCACCCCAGAGCCCTGCAACTCTTGTATGAGGGATATACCCGCCGACTTGTCCTCCATGAGTATCAGGTCGGCCTTACGGCCCTTGCCGAACGTATTATCCGCGCCGTAGACCACCTCCTTGAAGTCATCGATCACCTTACGCCTGAGCTCAGGGTAGGCCAGGTGCGCATCCCACGCGTCTAGCAGTATCAGGCACGTGCCCGCGTCTTGCTTCTCAAACACGCCCCAGACCGTGCAGGCCGTTGGGTCGTTCATTGTCTTCTCGCTCGTCGCTGGATCATAGCTGGCAATTACGTACTCCAGTGTTGGGGTCGGCATGTGCTCCGGCCACATCCTGAAGTGTTTCCGTTTGATAATACCCGTGCTCTCAGGGTCCAGGATCTCACCGTAGATCTCCTGCCGTCCCAGGTCCGTGCCCTCATAAGTCTCTAGCTGCTTGAAGAACGTGCCGGATAGGTTGGCTCGGTTGTCATACGAGCTCGCGTTCACTACGTACACATCCCCGCCGATCTTACCCTCGTTCAAGTCCACAATGACTTCGAGCGGCTTGGGCGTTGTGGTGATGATCTGCTGCACGCGCGGTATGCGCGGATCTGTCAGACGCATCGTAAACTGGATACCGTCATAGGCCTCGTCTATGTAGTCAAACGCGCACAGCTCGTCCATCCACCCGCCGTGAAATTGTTTTCCACGGTAGCGCTCAGGCTCTGAGGCCGGTATGCCCTGGATGATGGACCCGTTCTTTAGCGTGATCTCAAACAGCGACTTGTTGTAGTCCTTGATCAGCGAGGCGGGTATGATGTTCAGCAGGCCTGAGTCACCCTCAAAGCACGTCGCTCGGATATCATTCGACGTTGGCGCGGTCACCAACCACCTGGTACCGTCGTACTTCCAGGCTCTTATGCCAATCCAGTGCGACGCGGTGTGAGTTTTGCCTGATCCCCGTCCGGCTAGCATTAAGAACGTGTCATATTGCCCGTCTTCGGGGTCTTTTTGGTGCGGAAGTGCTGTTAATGTCCACTTTACCTGCCATATTGCGGCGTCTAACTGCATTTTTGGCCAATGCGAGTGCGTTTTTGCAAAATCTGCTAAGATTTTTTCTTGTTTTGGTGTCAAAGACATGGAATGTAACCCTCTCCGATTAAAATTGTGGAATCTTCGCTGTCCGTTTCAATGTGTATACACATTTCGGACGGAATTTTTCTGATTTTGGTGATGTATCTTCTTGCGTTATGCACTTGAATGGGCGGCGAGGCCTGATTCTCGATTAATTTATGCCTCGTCCTAAAGATTAACGTGTAATTTTTAAGATGTTCGCTGTACTGAATCCTGCTTTTGTTACCCAGTGACTCAACCAGTCCCTGAATTTGCAGCACCGTGCCGTAGTGACGCTCCGTAATCCTGAACTGGTCCTTGGCCGCGTTGTACTGGCTCGGCTTGCCCTGCACAATCCCGCTTAGCAGTGCCATCCTCTGCTCGTGGCTGCCCAACAGATAGTTGTTCGGTATACGGCTGATCACGTCTGGAAAGAATTGATCCGCAATATCGGGTACTGTGCTGAACTCTCGCTTGCCATTGGGCAACTTGTAGCCTGGTACGATCTGGTACCCGTGCTCCGGGAAGATCTGTAGGTCCACGCCGTCCGGTGCCAGTAGCGATCCGTTCGGGCGTCTGTTCATGTACCAGAACCCAAAGATCCAGGGCGGCACCGGCAGGTACTGATGCGGGAACTGTAGCGGCTCGGCTGTGGGCACGGAGTAGATCAGTCTGTTCCTGTCATCTCTCAGCGGCACGTCTAAGCCGTCAGATACTCTAAAATCCTGTAGAGGCCTCTTGAACTTGAACTTGCCGATGTACTGGTAGGTCCTATCTCGATACTTCTTGCTCTCGGTCGGTAGTCCCAGTTTTGAGTCACCACATACGGACAGGTTATCGTTGAACGTAACCTCGTAGCAGGACTCGGGGCGATACAGTTGAACCAACTCCACTCTTGCCAGTTGTCCTTGTCTGGTAAATACATAGTCGCCTTTCTCGATAGTGCCCGCTAACTTCCAGTAGTCTAGCGTCAATATCTTTTGCGTTACGGTAAATGCCATATCTGCGTTTCAGCTTGGTATAGTGATATTATTGTTTAATGGCCCATTCGCCAAACATCCTTAATTGTTCAGGACTTGCGTCTTGTTTCATTATGTTGGCTTGATGGGAAAGAAATTGTACGTTGCCTTCTATGTATCCCAGTTCGGGTTTAATCTTATCTAATGATGGGCTATTAAATTTAGGGCCTTTCCCTGTATGTGATCCCCAAAGAAAAACATGCCCAAATACAGGACATTTTTCAGGAGCTATTGACTGAAGATATTTTAAAGTTATTTCAAAAGGTACATTTTGTTTTTGTGCTCTAGCTTTGGCGTTATACCATAATGTAGAAACATGCCCATCTTTGGTGGAACTTTTTTCGTAAATAAATTTTTTAGTTGATATTTTTGATTTTTCAAAAGCTGCGGGTGAAAGCCAAGTTTCTGGAAAGTATCCAGTTTTTTTAGCTTTTCGTGTTTTTTGATATCCAATAAAAATAAAACCATCTTCTCGTAGGTCATACATTTTAAATACTTCACCTGTTTTTGGATTTAGTCTTTTCATGCGTTTCAGCCTGGTATAGTTACGTTAAGTAATTGAAGAACTTTTAAGTTGCCACTATCAAGCATCTCAACCAAGTCATCATAGGGCGTGTCAGGGTAGCTTTCCAATTCGGCTAAGAGTTTGTAATAGTCCAATTTGGCTTTGGGGTACATTCTAAAAAATGATGCGCTATTGCGCGGCAATCGTTTTGATTTGCGCGTATAGGATCTACGGTTGATAGTTGCGTTGTTTACCAACTGTTTGGCCATAGACTCAGGAGACAGCCAAATCTCTTTAAAAAATCCGTCACGTTTCAAGTCACGCGTATAGGCAAAAAATACTTTATTGTCTTTGCCTCTGGTATCGTGACGTTTAAAAGGTTTTTGAGTTTCTGGGTTTAGTCGTTTCATGGCATTCCACCTGTTTGTATACCTATAATAATGCACATATAATTATAGTATGCCCTAAAATTACACGTTTTTAAAAAATATAGTTATAGTATGTTGTATAAAAAATAGGCAAATAGATTAATTTAACTATACATTC